GATTTTGAAGATAAATTATTTCAAGTTATTTCTACACCAACAGCAAACACTTTTACTATAACTTTTACAAGTTCAGGTTCTGCAGCGTCTGGTGGTAGTGTAGATATAAAACCTTATGAAAGAGTTGGTCCAGCTGCACAAACTTATGGTTATGGTTTTGGTATTAGTCAATACGGCGGTACAGTTCAAGGTGCACAAACTACAGCTTTGAATGGTGCACTTCTTGCAGATACTGCTGGTACAGGTGGAGCGGGGACCGCGGTTACAGTTGTTAGTACAACAGGATTTCCTACTTCAGGAACTATTGCAATAGCAAACGAATTAATTACATACACATCCACAAACTCTACACAATTTTTAGGTATTACTAGGGGTGCAAAAGGCACAGCAACTACTGGCACATCAAATGGTCAAGCTCATTCAACAGCAGCAACAGTTACAAACGCTACAGAATTTTCAGGATGGGGAGATGCAGTTGATGCAGCTACTGTTACTCTTGAGCCAGGACTTTGGTCATTAAGTAATTTTGGTGATGTATTAGTTGCAACCATTGCTAATGGTAAAACTTTTACTTGGGACTCTTCTATTGCAGCAAGATTATCTACAAGAGCTTCTACAACTACATCAGGATTTCAAACTACAAATAATCCAACAGCTACTAGAGTTACACTTATTTCACCAACAACACGTCACTTAATTCATTTTGGAACTGAAACAACTATTGGTAGTCCAACTACACAAGATGATATGTTTATAAGATTTTCTGAAGATGAAAATATAAATGGATATGTACCGGAAGCAACTAACACAGCAGGTACACAGAGAATACAAGACGGTACAAAAATTGTAGGAGCTTTGGTTGCAAAAGAAAATATTCTAGTATGGACCGATAATGCATTGTACACAATGAAATTTGTAGGTGCTCCATTTACATTTGGTTTTGAGCAAGTTGGTACTAACTGTGGATTGATTGGTAAAAATGCAGCGATTGAAATTGATGGTGTTGCATACTGGATGGGTAATAATGGTTTCTTTTCATTTGATGGTACAGTAAATACTTTACCTTGTAGTGTTGAAGATTATATTTATGATGATGTTGATACAACAAAAGGTCAACAAGTTTGTGCTGGTATCAATAACCTATTTACAGAAGTAACTTGGTGGTATCCAACAGCAGGATCAGATTTTAATAACAGATATGTAGTTTACAACTATGGACAAAACAATGCACAATTACCTATGGGTAATTGGTACACAGGCGTTAATACAAATTCAATTAGAACTACTTGGATTGATTCATTAGTATATCCTAAACCATATGCTACAGCATACAGCAGTTCAGCTACAGGTTCTTTTCCTGCAATTATAGGTGAAACAGGTTTAGGTAGAAGTGTATTGTTTGAACACGAGTCGGGCACCGATCAAGTAAATCCTGATGGTAGTGTAACTACTTTAACATCTTTTATACAATCATTTAGTTTTTCATTACAACAAGATCAAGCAGAAGTATTTCTAGCATTAAGAAGATTTTTACCTAACTTCAAGGTATTAACAGGCAATAACCAAGTAACATTATCTATAAAAGATTTTCCTGCACAAGATGATATAGAAACTGCATTAAGTCCTTTTATAATTAATGCATCAACTTTAAAAGTTGATACACGTGCTAGAGGTAGATATGCAAATATAAAAATAGAAAATACTGGGGTAGGTGAGTCTTGGAGATTTGGTACGTTTCAAGTAGACTTACAACCAGATGGAAGGAGAGGATAATGACAAAAGTAGTAGTAAGATTACCAGAACCTAAAAAAGTATATAGTGAAGATAACCAAAGACAAATTAACAAAGCATTAACTAATATTATTGAACAATTAAACTCAACATATTTAACACAACTTAAAGAGGACTCGGAAAGATATACCTTTTTTGGATTAGGATAAAATGGCAAATATATATAAAAATGATAAAGTAAGTTTAACTAACACTGATAATACAACTTTGTATACAGTACCAAGTAATTCACGTGCTATTGTAAAATCTATTTTAGTAGTAGAAGATAATGGTGGTGCAGCAGTTGTTAAAGCAACATTAACTAATGCATCAGGCACAGCATTTGTAGTAGATAATGATGTCAACTTAAGTGCTAATCAAAAAGAACAAGTATTGAGTGAACCTTTAATTATGTTAGAAAGTGAGATATTAAAGGTACAAGCAAGTAGTGGTCAAGCAGATGTTATTGCATCTATACTAGAAATTAACAGGGAGGACAGATAATGCCGTTTATAGAAACAGAAGCTTCTGTTAGGTATGAAACAATTAATGGTCAAAGAGTACCAGTAATTACACCTAAATGTGAAGTAACATTAACTAATACAGAAACAGGCCAAGAATATATGTCAGATGCCGAGGCTTTAGCAGACGTTCAAGACGCTAATACAGCTACCAAAGCAGAACATATACGAAGAGATGTAAATGTGACTGTAGAAGAGATAAAGATAGGCGCTGGTTTTAATATCAGCGATTGACGAATGTTTAAAAACCTTGTAAATTGTGATACAATCGCCTTTTTACAAGCTTTGCGAACTTGCCGTCATCATATAATATAAAGAGAAACTATGGGATTTTTAAAAAAAATATTCAAACCAGTATCAAAGGTATTAGATAAAGTTATACCTAATGAAATAAAACCAGCATTACCATATCTTGCTGCGTTTGCACCTTTTTTAGCTCCAGGTATTATGGGCACTAGTGTAGCATCAAGAGCTTTAATGGGTGGTGGTATGAATATTTTTGGACAACTATCACAAGAAGGTAACGAAGGTGATATTAATTTATTATCAGCGGGACTCGGAGCGTTGTCAGGTGCTATGTCTGCGCCTGGAAGTGCGGGAGGAAGAGCTATTGGAGATACGGGTGCTAGTTATTCTCAATATATGGGTGGAGATAAATTAGCTAGCGCTGGAAGCCCGAGCGCTTCACAATTTTTTAAAAATTTTTCTGCAGGAGCAGAAGGTAGTGGAGTAATGGCATCAGGTCAAAGATTTCTTGGAGATACATTAGCTAAAGGTTCTGATATGTATGCAGCAGGATTAAAAGAAGGTTTGTTTAGTAAAGCAGGGGCTAAAGCAGCTATACTACCAGGAGCAACAGCAACTGGTGACTTAATGTTTGCACAAGCTAAAAGAGATCAAGATGCATACGAAGATGCACAGGCTGCAGATTCAGAAGCAGACGCAGCATCAGCCGCACGAAGAGCAGCAGCTATTAGACAATCTATGGAAGCGTATGGATTCACTGACGAAGAAATAGAAGATGCAATCTATGCAGCAGGATATAAAACTGGTGGTAGAGTAGGATTAGAATTTGGTGGTATACCAGCAGCACTTGAAAACATAGAAGACGATGAAATGAAAAACACAGCAAAGTTCGTAGCTGCTATGGATGATATGGATATACCTATTATGGATATAGTAGAAGAATTTGAAATACAATTTAAAAGAAAACCAAATAGTTTAGAAGAAATAAAAGAATTTTACAAAGACAGATACGACTACAAAGGTCCAGGAGATGTTAGAATAAAAGAAACAATGGAAGAATCTTTTAGAGAAACAGCAGCTGAAGGTGGTTTAATGGATCTTGGTGGTAAAGAAATGGATTTAAGAGGTGGAGGATTTGTACCGATTGGTAAAAAAGAAAAAGCAGACGACGTTCCTGCAAGATTGTCAAAAAATGAATTTGTAATGACAGCAGACGCTGTTAGAGCAGCAGGTGGTGGAAGTGTTAATGAAGGAGCAAAAAGAATGTATGAAACAATGAATAAATTAGAGGCCAAAGCATAATGCCATCAGAATTTGATACTGTAAACACAACGATAACTAAACCTTCTCCGGTTATAGAAGGTTCGCTTACCGCCTTTTTAAAATCAATTGATAAACTAGGAGCAGGCGCAATACCTGCTGGAGGTTTTCAAGGTATTGATACATCTAAATATGATCCTCAAGTAGCAGCACAAGATGCTTTACAAAAGAAA